CGCGCTTATTTCGTCGGTTTTTGCTTCGATGATCGCCTCAAGTCCGCTTTCGGATATGAACGTCACGAAAGCCTGAAGGGACCGGCGTATCTGATTGACGCCGGGCGAAAGCCGGGATTTGAGATAATGCACTTACGCCGCAGACGAGGGCGCCCGCCTATCCCCCCTGAGCAACGGGTCGCAGCCCTGAAACCATTTCCCCTGCGCCTGGATGAGGAATTGCGAGAAGCTCTGCAACACGCCGCCGACAAAGCTGGAAAATCTCTCAATCAAGAGATCTCCAGTCGCCTGAAGGATTCAGTTTACGATTGACGCCGGGCCCGCCCCGGGGTAGCTTGGCATAATCCACAGTGGAAAGATGTACAATGGCCAAGGCCAAGGGCAGTCCAAAGACCGGGGGCCGCGTCAAGGGCGTCCCCAACAAGTCCACCGCGCTGGCGCGTGAGGCTATCGCGAATTTCGTCGACAACAACGCCGAGCGGCTCCAGGGCTGGCTGGATGAGATTGCCGAGAAGGAGGGACCGCTGGTGGCGTTCAGGTGTGTGGCGGACGTGCTGGAATATCACGTGCCGAAGCTGGCGCGCACGGAGCTGACCGGCGAGGGCGGCGGGCCGCTGGTATTCGCGCCGCGCATCGTGATCGGGGGGCCGGACGATGGGAAGTGAGAGCCTATCCCTGATGATCGGGACCGCCCAGATACTAGTCGGGTCCGTGCTATTCGGCCTCGGGGTCGCCTACGCGGCGCTTATCGTGTGGTGGCTCGTCGCCACGTCGCTCGCGTGAATATCGACTGGTCCTACGCCCCGCCCGGGCCGGTCGTCCGAAAATTCATGCAGTCTGGCGCGTTCGTGCGCGGCATCCGGGGGCCGATAGGGTCCGGCAAGTCGACGGCCTGTGTTATGGACCTTCTGGCGCGGGCGATGGCTCAGGCGCCGTCACCGGACGGCATCCGCCGCTCGCGGTGGGCGATCATCCGGAATACCTACCCTGAATTGAAGACCACCACGATCAAGACGTGGCATCAATGGGTTCCGCCCGAGGTCGGGCGCTGGCAGGCCGAAGGCCCGCCCACGCATCATATCCGGACGCGCGACGTGGATATTGAGGTCATGTTCCTGGCCCTCGACCGGCCGGAGGATATCCGCAAGCTGTTGTCCCTCGAGCTGACCGGCGCATGGATCAACGAGGCCCGCGAGGTGCCCAAGGCGATCCTTGACGCGCTCACGGGCCGCGTCGGGCGCTACCCCGGCGCGATGCTTGGGGGCGCGACGTGGTGCGGGGTCATCATGGATACCAACCCGCCCGATAGCGATCACTGGTGGTATCGGCTAGCCGAGGAAATGCACCCCGAGGGGTACGAGTTCTTCAGCCAGCCCGCCGGGGACGCGCCGGGCGCGGAGAACGTCGACAACCTGCCGCCCGGCTATTACGCGCGCGCCAAGGCCGGTAAGGATGAGGACTGGATCAAGGTCTACGTTCGGGGCGAATACGGCTTTGTGCAGGACGGGAAGCCGGTCGTCCACGAATACCGCGATCATGTCCATTGTGCCGACCTCGACCCGCTGCCGAAGGTGCCGCTCATGGTTGGTATCGACTTCGGGCTCACCCCCGCCGCCGTGATCATGCAGCGCCGCCCGAACGGGGTAATTGCATGGCTGGACGAGCTGGTGGCGGAGGATATGGGCGCGCGCCGCTTCGGGGAGGTGCTCAAGGCCAAGATGGCACGGGATTTCAACGGCTTCGCGGTCGAGTTCGTAGGCGATCCCGCCGGGGATCAGCGGGCACAGACCGACGAATCGACCCCGTTTATCATGCTGCGCGCGGTCGGGGTGCCTGCCCGGCCCGCCTCAACCAATGAATTCAACGTCCGCCGCGAGGCTATCGGCGCGCCCCTGTCGCGCATGGTCGACGGCTCCCCCGGAATGGTGGTGCATTCCCGCTGTACCACGGCGCGGAAGGGGCTGGCCGGTGGCTATTGTTTCCGCCGCGTCCAGGTCGCAGGGCATGAGCGCTATCACGATGTGCCTGAAAAGAACCGCTTTTCCCACGTTGTCGACGCCGGGGGCTACGGCATGCTAGGGTTAGGAGAGGGATCGGCGGTCATGCGCTCGCCCCTGCTTACCGGGCCGCGCCAGACCGAGGCGATCAGCGACGTCAACCCGCGCGGCCGGTGGGAGATTCGCCAGTCCACGGCTCTGATGTAGATTGTCGTTGCGTGTGCGGGGCTGGCGTTGTACAAGCGGATTGTGTGAATAACCTTGGGGGGTGCCCGTGTCGTTTATGTCCGCGCCGAAACCGCCGCCTTTGCCACCGGCCCCTCCGCCTCCGCCCGAACAGAATGACCCCGCCGTGCTGGACGCGCGCAAGCGCGAGATCGACGCCGCGAGCAAGGCCCGTGGCCGTAAATCGACGCTGCTCACCGGTGGCGAGGGGATCACCGAGGCGGGCAACCTCGCGCGCAAGACGCTGCTGGGCGGCTGATGCCGAACGCCGAAGACACGATCAAGAGATACGAGGCGCTGGCGTCGTCGCGCGCCACGCTCGATTCGCACCTGGATCAGGTGCGCGAACTGTTCTACCCGTCCGCCCTGCCGTTCCAGCAGCAGGACACCAAGGGCGCCAAGGTTCACGAGAAGGTTTTCGATTCCACGCCCGAACAGGCCGCCGAGCTTCTATCGGCTGGCCTCCAATCCATGCTGACCAATCCCGCCACCAAGTGGTTTGCGCTCCGCACCAGCGACGATGACCTCGACAACGACGAAGAGGTGTCCCTCTGGCTGGAGGATACGGTCGACCGGATGTTCGCGGTATTCAACTCGCCCCGCTCCAACTTCGCGCCCAACCAGCACGAGCTCTACATGGATTTGGCCTGCTTCCAGTACATCGCCGACCGCCCCGGCAACCTGCCGCTGTTCTCGACCCGCCCGCTGGCGGAAAACTACCTCGGCGAGAACGAAGACGGCCGCGTCGATACCAACATCCGCAAGTTCAAGTGGACGGCGCGGCAGGCGTTCGGCAAGTGGGGTCCGGCCGTTGGTGAAAAGGTGGCCAAGGCCGCGCAGGACGCCAAGAAGCAGGATCAGGAGTTCGAGTTCCTCCACGATGTCCACCCGCGCACGGACGAAGGCAAGGGCCGCAGGGGCCTGCCGTTCGCATCCCTGTGGGTTTCGCTGGCCGACAAGAAGCGGATCGACGAGGGCGGGTTTCATGAGTTCCCGTACGTCTGTCCGCGCTGGGTCAAGCGCGCCGGCGAGGTCTATGGGCGCGGCCCCGGTATGAAGGCGCTGGCCGATGCCCGGATGCTGCAACGCGCCATGAAGGTCACGATCCGGGGCGTCGAGAAGATCATCGACCCGCCGTTGATCGTTGCCGATGACGGGGTTATTGCCCCCGTCCGCGTCACACCTTCGGGCCTCAATTTCGTGCGATGGGACATGATGAGCGGGTCCGGTTCGCCGATCCGCCCCATCGAGACGGGCGGGCGCCCGGACCTCGGTGAGGACTTCATGGCTTCCATCCGCAACCGCATCGAGACGGCATTTTACACGCCGCTGCTGCAATTCGCGCGCGACCCGCAGATGACCGCCACCCAGGTCATTCACATTACCGAGCAGGTCATGCAGACCATGAACCCGGTTCTCGGCCGGATGCAGGCCGAAGACCTTGGCCCGAAGATCGACCGCTTGTTCGGAATAATGCTCCGCGGCGGAATGCTGGCAGAGCCCCCCGAGGCCGTGCAGGGCCGCGAGATCAGGGTCGAGTATGTTTCCCCGGTCGCCAAGGCGCAGCGCCTCGGTGAGGTGCGGGCGCTGTCCCAGCATATGGAGATTGCGGGCGGGCTCGCGGCGGTGGACCCCAGCGTTTACGACAACCTCAACCTTGACGAGGCCTTCCGGGACGCGGCCGACCTTCTCGGCATGAGCCGCCGCCTTCTGCGCGACCCCAAGCTGGTGGAACAGATGCGACAGGCGCGCCGCGAGGCGGCAGACCAGCAGGCCCAGATGGAGCAGGCCGGGTCGATGGCGGAGGCGTTCAAGACGGGCGCGCAGGGCGCACAGGCGCTCAATCAGGCGATGTCGCCGCAGACGCAGGTGGCGGGCAATGCTTGATCGCTTCTACCGCCGCCGCAACGCCGCCTATCGGGAGGTTTTCGGGCTTCCCGGCAAGCGCAGCCTGTCGCAGGAGCGGGTATTGGCCGACCTTGCCGATGCGTGCGGGGTCAATCGTGAAATGGTGACGCCGGGCGACCCGTTCGGCACCACGGCCAACGCATCCAAGTTCCGCGTCTGGCAGCGTATCCAGAACTGCATCAACATGGGCGATGGCGAGGTCCGCGACATCCAGCGACAGCGCCAGGCTGAAATGGCACAGGAGGCCGCAGAATGAGTGACACGCCGACCGAAGCACCAGGAACTTCCGACTGGACGGCCGGGCTTGACCCCGACCTGAAAGGCGTTGTTGATGCCAAGGGCTACAAGTCGCCCGGCGACGTGGTGAAGGCGTATGCCAGCCTCGAGCGCACCATCGGCCATGAGAAGGTGCCCCTCCCCCCCAAGGGCGAGGACGGCAACCGCGATTGGTCATCCTGGGAGGGCTGGCAGGCGCTTGGCCGGCCGGAGACGCCGGATTACAAGTTCAACGATCCCGAGGGCGCGCAGGTCTCCGAGACCGATCAGGCGTTCCGCGCGCACATGGCGCCGCTGATGCACAAGGCGGGCCTCGCGCAGTGGCAGGTGGACACCCTTGCCGAGGGCATGGGCGGGTTTTCGTCGCAGGCCCAGCAGAAGATGGCCCAGGCGTGCGAAGAGGCCGCCGCGCAGTCCGAGGCCGAACTCAAGAAGGAATGGGGCAAGGCCTTCGACGAAAAGCTGGACATGGCGAACCGGTTCGTCCGCGAGCATGGCCTTGCCGACGTCCTGAAGGAAGCCGGGCTTGACGCCAATCCGCAGCTTGCCAAGGCATTCGCCGCCGCCGCCGCCGCTTCCGGTGAGGATGGCGCGCTTCCGGGTGGCAAGCCGGGCCACACCGGCACCCTGACCCCGGCGCAGGCGCAGGTCGAAATCGAGAAGATTTACGGCGCCGCCGC